CCGTTCGTCCAGAGAATCGGGCGCATCATCGTGAAGCGCTTCTGAAGCGGAGTTCCGAACTCATTGAACGCCTGCTGCGCCAATGCGTTGATGTTGTTGCTGTCGTCGCTGAAACCATTCCACGCCAGACCAACATAGCCATTCGAGCCGAAGAAAATCTGATCGTTGAAGCGTTCCCAGTGGTTCGCCGTCCACCCGGTGAAATTGCACCACGCGCCCGTAATGGTGTTCATCACGTATTGCTGCTGAAGGCCCGTCGCTACCGGAACATTGAGAATCACCATGTTCTGGAGCGGATACAGCACCATGCACCAGCCGTAATTGTTCGGATAAAGACTCGTCGCCTGCGAAATGGCGCCTTGAATCTTGCCGGTCAGGTTGATTTGCGTGTTGACGCGCGTTGACGCGAGCAGTTGAGAGATCGGGCCAAGACCATCTTTGCCGATGTAGAGCAGGTCGCCGCCGTACTTCATGAACGACCGGAAACCCATCGGCGAGCCGAGCTGGTAGACGCCGACTAGCGCGAACGTGCTGGCCTGCGATGGGTCTGTGCCCTGATAGATCACAACTTCACCTTCGCTCGTCACGAAGCAAAGCTGATCCTGCACACCGTAGCCGCCGTCCATCGTCAGGACGCCCATCGACACCAGCGATCCGCCGCGCCGGCAAATCGGGCTGAGGTCGAGAAACTGAGCCGTGCCACCGAACTGGCCTACAGGCAGATACCACGCCTTGAGGCTGTTCTTCTGGATGAACCAGAGACGGCTCGCAAACAGGATGATGAACGAAAACGTATTCGGGTTGACGCCCGAGATATTCGTCGAGAGTGTGTAGGAGCCGACGACCGTCGCATTGCCGCCCGGATTGGACGCCATCACGTAAGTAAAGGTGTTCGCGCCCGTTACGGTGATGGTGAACGTCCCGTTATATGCTGAGGGAGTCGCCCCGCTGATCGATACGCTATTGCCGGTTATCAGACCATGCGGCGCCGCAGTCGTGAGCGTGGCTGTCGTGCCGACATTCGTAATGCTGGTAATGACCTGACCGCTGCCGCTGGTGATCGCCTGCCAGGTGCTGCCGTTGTAGACGAAGTATCCGTCCGTGCCATTGACGATCCCGAGGAAGGCGCCTGCCAGCGTTGCGAAGTTCGTGTAGGACCATTTGTCGTTGGTCAAGCCAGTCACGACAGGAGCGCCCACGGCCCCGCTGTTGCTTACGTCATATATCGACGAGCCGGACGCAGCGAAGAGCTTATTGACGCCCGATGCCGAGTTATACGGCATGACGGTGTTGACCTGACCGGGAAGGCCAGTCGCCCACTTCGTATATCCCTGCCGCGCCATCACATCGGATGTCGTCGGAAACCAGTTCGTGAGCGTCACCGCGTCTTCGGGCGCCATCTGCGCGAGCGAATCACGCGCATTCCAACCGCCAATCGGCGCGGGAAGATTGGCAGTAGTCGAGCGCTGCCCTTGCGCTTGCCGGCGTTTCCGCTGAGCCGCTGCTGCGATACCGGTAATGTTCGTCACGGTTGCGCGACTCCATAGCCGCTGTCAGGCACGTTCTCAGGTCCAAGCAGGTAGCTCGACAGACGCGGCGCGAGAGACAGAATCGGAGATCCCTGCTCTTCGCCCTTAACAGAGGAAAGGATGTCGGAATATTCATCCTCTAAAAGCTGCGTCTCGAAGCCCTTGATAGCCCAATACTTGAGCTTTAGCCCCGCGACCATCAGACGATCGTCGAACAGGCATGTATCGTTATCGGCCGTAAAGCTGCCCTTGCGCGTGCCGGATACATCCGAAACCCAATATTTCGAGACGTATTCGAAGCCGAGATATTCGCTAGTGCTCACACCCGGCCAGATCTGGAACGTATTGCCGAGAATACGCCAACGAATGCGCGGACCGGTCGCGATGTAGCCCGACTTCAGCCATTGCCATTGCTGCGGGCTTTCCGGCCCGAGCATTTCCCAATGCTTCGACTTGTCCCATTGCGTGCGGTCGACGATGCGCTGATAGTCGGCCGGGAAGGCATATTTCGTCTGCGCGAACGTCAGCGAAACGGCCGTTCCGCTTGCCGTCGCCGGCTGGCTCATCGTGATCTGATTGGGCGAATCGACCGACTGGACGTAGGTATCCTGGTTGATACCGCTGCCTGTCACCATGTACGTACCAGCCACGATAGAAGCCGTCGACGGGATGCCCGTGATGACAGCCGATCCGTTCGTGACGTTGCCCGTCTGAATCGTCCACTGGCTGGTAAAACGATACTCGGTCGTCAGTGCCTGCCAGTTGAAAGCAGGTTCGCGCAGCAGTTCGTAGCCAACCGCATTCAAAAGGGCGAGTTGCTGCACCGTATCCTGTGCGGTATTGCCCGCGACTGAAAACGGCACAGCAAGCCCCAATTCTCCGGTAGCCTGCTGGACGAGTTCGAGCATCGTTGCCATGTTTTACGCCTCTTTACGCGGGCGGCCGGGGCCGCGCTTTTCGGGGTCCAACGATTCCATTGCTTCGAGCTTCGAGCCGAGACGCAGAACCGTTGCCTTCAGGTCTGCGATTTCTTGATCGCGGAGCAGCAGGTCTTCGGCTTGCTTCTGCGCGAGCGACGAGTCTTTCGCCGCCGCGATGTATGCCGCCGCTTTCGTGCGCAGCTCGTAGCAGCCCATACCGATCCGCTGGCACTGCTGGTCCGAGCATTCGGCCAGTTGCTCCACCGTATGGAATTCGAGCGCTTTCAGCTTGGCGACCGTCGCCACATCGAGTCGCGGCCAGTCTTCAACCGGCGTGCCCGACTCGGGACGGTAGGACGTGCGGCGCTCGTATGCAGCCCACTGTCCGGGCCATTCATCCTTGTCGTCGTCGCGTGCCGGCCGCTCGATGATGTTCGTCGGATCGCCCGGATTGCACTTCTTGATCATCGGGACCAGATCGAACTCGGGCTTGCCCGTTTCTTTGCTGCGGAATTCGTTGTAACGCTTGCCGGGGAAGAACTCGACATACAGTCCAGCCTTCGGGTTCTGCGTGTCACTTTCCAGTGCTTGATACATTCTTTTCTCCTGTTATGGGTAAGGTCCCGTGAAAAAAGGGGCGCCAGAATCGACGCCCCAAGACCCACGGGAGAAAAGCTGTTTTAGACAGAAGCGATGCTGAACCAGCCGTAGTCGCCGGTCGACATTGCAGTTGCCGGCGACAGGTACGAGCCGCCCGATGCCGTCGCGAGGAAGGTAGTCGGGCTCACCGTGCAGACGGCCGTAGATGCGGAGATCGAAGCGTTGGCCTTGGCGAAGACATAACGCTTGCCGTCGCTGCCCCACACTTGCTCACCGAGGTTGACAGGCACGGTACGAGCGCCCGACGCAATGTCGGTTGCCAGGATCGTGTTGACCAGATCGAAGCCGATCTGAGGAGTGACTGAATAGACGGGCATGTTCGCTCCTAATTAGGCGATGAGGACGCCACTGAACTGCGGGCCGCGCGAGGTCATGTTGCCGGCCCAACCGATGAGCTTGGTGACCGCATCTTGGTTGACCGCTTGACGCTCGCCACCGATCGGCACGAAGTTACGGTCACGGTGCGGACGGAAGCTGATGTACTTCGTATTGAGGCCCCACATGTGATTGGCCGTGGCATTGCTGCCGATACCGCCGTCCAACACCACGTCAGCCGCCATGCCGCCGCCATAGAACTTCACGGCCGGGAAACCGGCGCCCGCGAGCTTCGTGTTGCCGTCGCTCATGACGCGCTGCTGAGCCTGCATCGATGCGATATACATCGAGTAGTAGTTGTTGTCCGCGACGAACAGATCCATACGATCACGACCGCGAACCGCCTTGAGCGACAGCTGCGTCATGTAGTTCTGGATGTTCGCTGCCGACACAGCCGCGCCACCGTTGGTCACGCCCGAGAACACCTGCGATTGCCAGAACGGGAACGCCGAGCGCGAGATACCGCCATACGTACCCGAGCCAGGCGCATCCGGAATAGCCGCGGCCAGACCGGTGATGTTCTTGCCCGAATTTCCCGTACCGTCGAGGTAGATATCCGCGGCGATACGGTTGATCAGTTGCGACTCGGCAATGTCCATGCGCGAATCGAGCAGATCGATGATCGCTTCCTTCGACGAGTTCTGGAGCATTTCCAGACCCGAGATGGTCACGGCCGCCGCGTACTGCTGGATGCTGAACTGAGCAGCCGAGATCGGGCT